CTCCGATAAATCGATGCAATGAACTTGAAGACTCTTAGAGAGGTGTTCCTGAACTACCAGGTTAGCTTTTTCCTGCGCATGGGTGCAATCCCATGGTAACTGAGCTAGCTTACGATACAGGACATCTCCAAGCGGTTTAAGCATCGCTTGGTAGACTCTATTCGGGTTTGCAACGGCACGTAACTTAAAGCCGGGCTCCTGAATAAGGCCAATTTTACCAACCCAATCATACTGATGACCTTTGATAACATGGCTAGTTCTAAAACCATCGAAATCATCGATAATCCGTGTTGACTGGAAGGAACCTGATTCTCCATCAAGCACTTTGTCTACAATAGACTTATACTTTTGACGGATAGTTCTACCTGTTTTTGACAGGTAAAGGGTCAAGTATTGAGAATTCCAATACTCTTCCTCAGGATATGTCTTCCCATTCCAATGGGGGACACGCTTTCCGGTACTAGGCTGGTAAACCCAGTATGGGGTAGGATCTCCTACTTCAAGACTACCAACAACCTTGCGGGCTGCTTTCCGGACACCCTCTACTATATCATTAGGTAATGGTATAGGTTTGCTTTGGACACCGTCAAGAAATTTCTTAAGCTGCTTCTCAGTAGCTTCGGGAGACACCCAAACGGTATAAGCTCTCAACAAAGTTGATACAGAAAACCGCATCTTCTTTGAGGAATTTGAAAGCTTAAAGAGATACCCAATCACACCAGATGGTAAACCATCCTTAGTTTTTGAGTACCACTTTCCTACAGCTGGTAACCCGGATTTGTATCGGATCCAATCGATATAAATGTCTTTACACCGGGCCACCGTCCATTCAACACCACTATTGACTACCCACCGATTCACATCGGCGAAATAGTCTTTAATGATGCTGTTTGGTATTGGTAAAGCAGCTGCATAGCAACCTGTCTCTCCAATAGACCTTTTCAGGACCTCCAATTTCTGGTGGTTCATAGCTATACTCCTATAAAGGATACTAGCGGTCTTGTTGAAGCCGACAGGCTAAAACAGGAAGCGTAGCTTTAACCGAGCCAACACTATGTGGTCATTAATCTGTTAACTATTTCCTTATCCTCTTCAGGAATAGGAACTAGAGACATAGATGATAACTCAGTAAGAATCAATTGTGTCCTCTGAACTATAAGCGTTTTTATCGCAATGTTGATAGACCGCGGAATATCAGGGATCGTTGAATCGATTTGATCTCGTATAGTCTTCTGAAGTGCTTTTAACGCACGAAGTTGAGTAACAGCCTTTCCAAACTTAGAATCATCCTGTTTGGTTACTAGGTAATCCAGATCAACGTTCTTCGCAAGAAGATAGCTGATGTCATTAGTTTCCATGATTAATCTCCAGATGGTTATCGGGTGGAG